AAGTAATGCGGTAATGCGGTAGTAATGCGGTAGTAATGCGGTATACCGGATTAGACAATGGCTGGGTCTTGTGGATTAAATGGGGTCTTTAGACCCATTTATCCACAGGCCAGTCTCGGTGTTTTGGGATGGTACGAAAGTAATGCGGTAATGCGGTAGATTTCCTTTGGTCATACCGCATTACTTTTCACTGTTTTTGGAGAGAAACGATGGCCCAAGAAGTTGAACAGTTATCCACAGCTTATCCACAATTAGAGAAATTCGTGGAAGATGAGCGCGTTTTCTGCCATCAGTGCAGTAATGCGGTAAATGTGGAGCAGCGACAGTCCATGCCAGCCGAGCAGATGGAAAGACACCGGAAGGTCAACTCAAAACCTTTGCAGTGGATGTTTGACCAGGCAAAGATTAGGAATGGATGGGCAACCATCACATGGTCCGAGCATCAGTGCGGCCAGACCGGCCTCGCGGCATTCCCGACCGATGTCAAACACCGATGCCACTTGTTCCAAGCCAAAGCCTCGGCAGTAGAATCCGAGGAATGGTGGTTGACTTAAAACGCAAGAGAAAAAGCATTGAACACATTGACCAGGTCAAAGTGGTGCAACACTTTCGTGCGTTCTATCCGGACATCATCATTGCAGCAATACCCAATGGAGGCGATAGAACGGCCTCAGAGCGCGTTAGATTGCACAGTGAAGGGGTATTAGCAGGGATGCCTGATCTTTGCGTTCTGGAGGCTAAAAACGGGTTTCATGCGCTATTTGTGGAAATGAAGACCAAGGCCGGTGTGGTCTCAGCCAAGCAAAGCGCTGTGGGTTTGCAGTTAAATGCAAAAGGGTATCGGTCAGTGGTCGCCAGATCAGCTGCCGAAGCAATCAAAACAATTGAGGAGTATCTGAATGGCCAAACCAAAGAAGAGTGCAAACACATTGAGTGAACTGGCTGACAACATTGCAGAGCGCCAGCTCACACTGCGTGACCAGGCTGCCATCGAGCGCAAAGAGATGTCAGGAATCAATAAGAAAATTCACGCCTTTGGCGGTGAGGCTATGCTCTTTGACCATATCTCACAAGGGAAAACAACCGATTCAGTGATTAAGTCTCTGGACATCAGCATCGGTGGTTTCTACAAATGGATCGAAAAAGATGCGAAGCGGGGAGAGCTGCTCGCACGCGCACGCACGCGAGGTGGTCGAAGTTTAGCAGAGCAGACCCTCGAAATTGCAGACACGGCCACGCCTCAAGAGGCGCAAGTGGCCAAGCTGAGAGTGGACACAAGGCGCTGGCTGGCCTCTAAGCAAGCGCCAGACGAGTATGGCGATAAGCAGCAACCACTTGTCAACATCGACCTGGGAAGCATGGCCCTCGATGCATTACGCAAGCGCAGTGTGTCAATCGAGTAAATGAATACCGAAGCATTCAGTCACTTTATACAACGACCATTATGTTAAGTGGATAAGTCGATATCCACAGAATTAAGTGCATTAAAGTATTACAGACCTACTTATGCACAGGAATCTGTGGATAAGGTTGGCCAAAAAGCGTGGATAACCCCGCGGTGGCCGGCTGGCGGTCGGTGGCCGTGACCCCCCCTTGGCCGGCTTGGCGGGGGCGACTGTGGCGGCACTAAACACCTACAAAAAAAATTTTTTAAAAAATCTTTTGACCTAGTTGACATAAAACGCAAAAAGCACCGACAATCTCCATTCCACAAACAACGGAGTAAACGAATGAAATCTAAGCTGGCGACAGTGGTCATCAAAGACCAGGAGTGGATAGTCTTAGACACTGATGAGGCTCAAGACAAAAAAGTGTTTTGCAAGCTGATGAGCTTGGATGGCACAATTGTCTGGCACACTTGGGTCGATATAAACCAAATAGTGGGGATAATATGAATATCACGTTATTAACTAAAGTCAGGCAGTTGTTTAATGTCGATTATGTGCCGCGTAGCACGAATAGACATAATCAGAGGCAGTATATTAAGGCATTGAGATTATTAGGTGATAAGTGGTTAACGCACCCACATAATCAGATTCAGAAAATATCTCAATGATTATTATTTACTCAATATTAATATTCAATGTAATATTTGTTTTGTTTATTTTATACAGGGATTATATGAATAAGAAACAATGCCCCCCATGTAATGGAAATTGCAATGAGGGCAGAAACTGTCCGGCAAGAAAATGAAGAGTAATTTTGTCAATAACCATGTGAGATTGAATGGGAATGTGCATGGGCATAAATTACAGCTTTGTAATAAATGCGCCATAAAGAAGCCACCAGAGGGTGGGGTTGAGATGAGCGCGACCAAGTGGGTGTGTGCATCGTGCTGGACCGACAGGGTGACGGGCCAGAACTTAAAGCAAGCGAGGATGACCAAATGACAGATTTGTTGACAGCTTTGCACTTGTCGGTGGTGTTGCTGGATTTGAAGATTCGGATGATGGAGGCGATCAATGAGGATCGGTTTGACTTAGCGATGACGTATCACTTGCTGATACTGGTGAGGACTGATGAGTTGGATGCGCATAGATGGGCGATGAGTCCCAAGGCTTGGGCCATCTATGAGACCATCCACCCATGAGTAAAGAAAATGTCTTCAGTCAGTGGGTACAGAGGTATCAGCCTGACCCAGTGCTGTTTGTGCGTGAGGTTTTGGGGGTAGACCCTGACCCATGGCAAGTGAAGTTTCTTGGGGCAATAGCGCGGGGTGATCGGAAGATAAGTGTCCGGTCTGGCCACGGGGTGGGAAAGAGTACGGCAAGCAGCTGGGCCATGCTCTGGTACTTTATGACCAGGAGTCCGGTCAAGGTGGTGGTGACTGCGCCAACAAGCAGCCAGCTTTATGACGCGATGTTTGCGGAGCTAAAGCGCTGGATCAATGCGATGCCTTTGCCATTGCAGGGGTTATTGACTGTCAAGCAAGAGAGGATTGAATTTAACGCTGCACCGACTGAGATGTTTATCAGTGCCAGGACATCGAGGGCCGAGCAGCCAGAGGCTTTGCAGGGAATTCACTCAGAGAATGTGATGCTGGTGGCTGATGAGGCATCTGGCGTGCCGGAGCAAGTGTTCGAGGCCGCGGCTGGCTCGATGTCTGGCCACAATGCGGTGACGCTGTTATTGGGGAATCCGGTGAGGTCTAGTGGGTTTTTCTATGACACCCATACGCGCCTGGCTGATGAGTGGACCACGTTTCAGGTGGCGTGTACTGACTCGCCAAGGGTGTCGGATGAGTACGTCAAAGAGATGGCCATGCGCTATGGCGAGGAAAGTAACGTCTACCGGATCAGGGTGATTGGGGAATTTCCCAAGGGTGATGACGACACTGTCATTGCCATGGACTTGCTGGAGAGCGCGGTCAATCGAGATGTCGCGCCCAGTGACTATGCGCCCATGATCTGGGGCTTGGATGTGGCGCGGTTTGGATCGGACAGATCAGCGCTCTGCAAGCGCCAAGGGAATGCGGTGACAGAGGCTATCAGGACATGGAAAAATTTAGATTTGATGCAACTGACTGGCGCGGTGGTGGCCGAGTACCAGGCGCTGCCACCGAGTCAGCAGCCGAAAGAGATTCTGGTGGATAGCATTGGACTGGGCGCTGGTGTGGTGGACCGGCTCAGAGAGCTGGGCCTGCCGGCCAGAGGGATCAATGTGAGTGAATCACCCGCGATGGGTGGAACGTACAGGAATCTGAAGGCAGAGCTTTGGTACAAGGCAAGGGCGTGGCTTGAGGCCAGAGATTGCAAGATGCCAAAGGATGATGTCTTGATTGCTGAACTGGCCACAGTGCGGTACTCATTCACTTCAAACGGCAAGATCGCCATTGAGGGGAAAGACGAGATCAAGAGGAGAGGATTGCCAAGCCCCGACAAGGCTGATGCCTTTGTCCTGACATTTGCCAGTGACGCAATCATGGGGATGTATGGGTCTGCATCAGGCAGCAAGTGGTCCCAACCCCTGCGCAGAAACTTGTCGCGGGTTGCATAATTCGGGTATTGACAAACCAATGGGGGAAACCTATGAAGGCAATGAGTAAAGCGCAAAAAAAGGTCGGCAAGGTGATGCATGAGTTTGGCTCTGGCAAACTGCACTCTGGCAAGGGTGGTCCGGTTGTGAAGAATCCCAAGCAGGCCATTGCCATTGCAATGTCTGAAGCGAAACTGCCCATGCGCGGTCAGCGCACAGCAAAGAACAAGGCGAAAAAATAATGGCAACACTACAACGCACCATGAGACAAGTCATGGACCGAGAAGAGGGCGAGGAAATGGAAGGCGGTGAGAACTGCCCATTGCCCACGCAAGACATCACCCTCAACCTAAAGAACCGCGCAAAGGCAATCACCAGCGCTGGCTATGGCCCTGAGAATCCCAAACTGCCTAATGAGGCTTTTTGGCGCAAGAAGGCTGACCAGTGGGATGTGAGCATGGATGACGCAAAGCAGTCTCTGTGCGGCAACTGCGCGGCATTCAACGTGTCTGACAACATCAAAGAGTGCATTGCCCAAGGCATTGGCATGGAAGCAGACCCATGGGGAACGATCAAGTTGGCTGATCTTGGCTATTGTGAGATTTTCGACTTCAAGTGCGCAGCCAGCAGAACTTGCGATGCATGGGTGGTCGGTGGTCCGAACACTGGCGAGCAAGAGGGTGAAGAGGGCGAAGAATATGAAGAGGGAGAAGAGGAATGAAAGGGCTATATGCAAACATTCATGCTAAACGCGAAAGAATTGCTGCTGGCAGCAAAGAGAAAATGCGCAAGCCTGGGGCAAAGGGCGCTCCAAGCGCTTCAGACTTTAAGGCAGCGGCTAAAACCGCCAAGCCAGTGAAAAAGAAATGAAGACCCCAGCTTGGCAGCGTAAAGAGGGCAAAAGCCCGTCTGGCGGCTTAAATGCCAAGGGCCGTGCCAGTGCGAAGGCGCAAGGCATGGACCTTAAAGCGCCCGTCAAAGCAGGCGACAACCCAAGACGCGCATCATTCTTGGCGCGCATGGGCAATATGCCTGGTCCTGAGATGAAGGGTGGCGAGCCGACCAGACTGCTGCTGTCACTCAAGGCATGGGGCGCAAGCTCCAAGGCTGATGCCAAAGCCAAGGCGGCTGCAATATCTGCCAGGAATAAGGCCAAGAAATGATTTGTCCCATTGTCATTGCCACTGTCAAGGGCCACGGGTTGGCGGTGCTGCTGGAGTCAATCAAGCAATACGCGCCAGAGTGTCCGGTTTACTTGCGCGGCCCAGAGTCGGTCATTGAGAATTTCCAAGCCGACTTCAAAATCTATGGCCAGCCAAGGAGCTTTGGCGAGGACTACAACGAGATCATCGAGGCGGCCATGAAAGACTGGTCGTCATGCATTGTGGCCAATGATGACATTGTGCTGACCCCCACCAGCGTGAAGGTGCTGATGGAAGATGTGGCCATTGTCAGGACCATGAACAGCTACAAAGCGGGGTGGGTGGCGGCAAGGTGTGACGCTGCCAGACCTTGTCAGAATGTGCGGATCACTGACCAGCCGGAGAAGCTCAACTTCTACAAATTCCCGTCTGAGGCCCACATCAAACTGGTCCAAGAGGTCAGCCCAATCTTTGCATGGATATCAAGTGATGCATTTGAAGAGGCAAAGTTTCCCCCTCTGAATTGGTACAGTGACGATGTGCATTGTATGGACTTAATCCAAAAAGGCTATGGCCACTATGTGTCAGCCAGTTATGTCCACCACATTGGCTCAAACACCATTGGCTTTAACGCGCAAAAACTGCATGAGGATGCGCTGCCATGGCTAAGAGAAAACAGGCCAAGTTATGCGAGTGCCTGGTTTGATTCTTAATCTAGGCTCTGGCAAAGACTGGTGCGCTGAGTATCTCAATGCAGATATACAGGCCAGCAAGAATCCTGACTGGCTGGTGGATATCAGCAAGATCAAGTGGGGCGACACGCTACAGACTCGGTTTGGGCAGCTGGAGATCGTGCCAGGTATGTTTGAGGTGATTCTGGCCAATGATGTGCTGGAACACATCCCCAACCTGGTCGATGCCATGACCAACTGCAAAGAACTGCTGAAGGTGGGCGGCCAGATGCGCATCCATGTGCCTTATGACCTGAGTCTTGGCGCGTGGCAAGACCCAACCCATGTCAGGGCATTTAACGAGAATTCTTGGAAGTATTACACCGAGTGGCACTGGTACTTGGGCTGGCCAGATCGGTTTGAGCTGACAACACTGGAAATGCGTCTCTCAAAGGTGGGAGAAGCACTAGAATTGCCACAAGACGAAATTATCCGCACCCCACGGGCTGTGGACTCCATGTATGTGGTTCTTACAAAGGTCAAGCCATGATTGAAAACATCACCGAAAATTTATCCACCGACATTGCAGCCACCGAGCCAATGGATGATGCAGAGCTGCAAAGCATCATTACCCAAGATTTGGTCGATGCGGTGAGCTATGTGGACAGTGATCTGTCACCCACACGCGCCAAAGGGACTGAATACTATCGCGGGGATTTATTCGGCAATGAGGTCGAAGGCAACAGCAAGGTGGTGGCCATGGAGGTGCGGGACACTGTCTCGGCCATGCTG